CTGCTGTTCCGTAAGCCCGGTGACTTTCAGCACATCGACCTCGGTGAGCTTCATATCAATTGCCGCCAGTCTGCGAGTGTGACCACTCAGGATCACGTTGTTCTCATCAACCTCAATTGGGTCAATGACTCCACACTGCATGAACGATTCTTTCACATCGTCCACGGCTTCTTGAGGAATCTTCCTCGGATTGCGTTCGTATGGAATCAGGTCAGCGACCTTCATCCGCACCAGTTTCTTTTCAATCATGTTTTTGACCTCTTTCTCTTTATTGACCTCTTTTGGAAATCGCCACCCACCACAGCATAATGATCTCCGTCCCCACTGAAGTTGCAGTCTTGTTGCGGAGAGGTCAGCCGCAATAAAAAAGGACTGCACTTGGCAGTCCAACCTGTTTAATGTTATACACCTCTTTTCTTTCAATGTCACTGACACGTTTCTGACATCTTGATTGGAGACTCTACAAAGAACATCATGTCTCCCCACGTTTCAAACTCCATCACAAAGTTCCCTTCATCATCGTACAGGTTCAAGGCTTCGGTGTCTCCCAGTGCATCCGTAAACTCTTGGTAATACCACCGTCTGCCCTTGACCGTCATCTCCCTTGCTTTTTCAATCTCGCACCCGATGAAGTCAAGCTCATAGTCGCTCAGTTCTTCATATGACAGTCTTCTGGAATAAACCAGAATGTCATGATACCGTGTCCCGGCATCCTCTCTCCTGATGAGTCCCTGCTTCGGTTGGCATCCGGGTGAAAACCCTCTCAGCCGCATTCCGTATCTGTACTCCATCTCATCACCTCGCTTCAAGAATCATCCTGACCGCTTCGTCTGCGGTGCAGTATCCATACTTCCTCATCCAGACCGCTTTGTCGCAGGTGTTGATCATGCGGTCGTAATCTTCAGCCTGATGTGGGTATTCCTTCTTCAGTTCCATGAACTGCCTGATCCGGGAATTAGCATACTCAATAATAAACCGCTCAACTTTCATAGCAGTCCCTTTCGTTATAGCCGTGCCGCATCTTCTCGCAGATTTCCTCAAGACCGTCAGTGTCAAGCTCTCCGTTGCAGTCGATCAACTCCCTTTCACACATCCAGTCATAAAGCTCGGTGATCAGAGACTTGAAGCAGTCGATCTCACGTTCGGACACGCTGTATTCCGCATCCTCGTCAATGTGGGCATCCACATCGCTCAGTGTGCATCTGACTTCAGCCAACGCACCTTCATTCCTGCAATAGCTCATGTACATCGTTGTTGCCCTTTCTGCCCGTCTTGCCGTTAGCTCAGCATTTTGTTTATATGGTGAACTGCCTTGCGTGTTCTTGGATCATGCCCTCGGCTACCGCCTTGAGGAACTGCATCAACCGCTCTCTCATGCTCTCACCTCGACCTGCCGCACCGAGAAGAAACTTGCCTTCTTCATGAACATCTTGCCGTCTTCCTCGGTTTCCTGTTCCTCGTTGTACTTACCTGCCCGGTACTTCCAGATCGTGAACTGGGCTACTGCCTTCTCACCCTTCCGCACCTGATAGCCAAGCTCCTTCCATGCGTTGTAGGTGTGAATCGGTTCGGTCTCCTTGATGACCTGCTGATTGCCGTCAGCGTCCGTGTAGGTCATTTCTCTCCCGGTGTACTGAAGGACTCCGTCCTTCGCCAGTCTCTGCGACTCGTTGAAAATGATCTGTGCGTTTGTCATTGCCGTTCGTCCTTTCTGGGCGGTTTAGCCGCCGCCCTCGGCTTGTTCTGTTGGTGGCTATATCACAGCCATCTGCTATAGTATCCGAGCTTCTCAAGCCTTTTGACCAGCCGCTCGAGTCTGTTGAACTCGTTCACCGTTTCCTTCGCCGAGTATATGTCGCTCGGCTGGTATCCCTGCAACGGCCTGAGCGTCCGTTTGTCAAGCGGTATCACCTTGCCGTATCTCGTCTCGTTCAGCAGTCTCCTTGACTCTATGAGGTCATCGTGGAAGCAGTGCCCGTCCTCAAGATAGCAACTGTAAACGTACCCGGCTTCATCCGCAAGCATCTGCCAGTCATCTCGTCCGTCCCTCTCGTCCTCCGGATACATCGCTATGTGTTCCTCGACATCGTACTGTCTTGCCTTCTTCAGCATCTTGATTGCCTTCTCGTTTGTCAGTTCCATGCTTTGCCCTTTCTCCCCGTTAGGCCGGTAGGTCAGCCTGGTAGTTAATGCTTGTCGATGTAAGTCTGAGCGAATTGGCGAGCGTACCATCTGAGCTCGTCCACGGTGTCACAGTACTCTTGCCAGTCTTCCTTGGCATCAGGAGCGAACGGTGTGAGATCGAAGGCCAGGAGGTAGTTGCCACAGTCACGGTCGAGCCAGGTCAGGTAAGGCTGGGCCCGCTTGGGGATGTACTTGAGTAACCGCTTCTCGATGTGGTTCAGAGCCATGGTGTGTTCTCCTTTCTCTGTCTGTCTCCGAGTGGTCAGAAGACCACCCGGAGGATCATGTCGCAAGCCTGGAACAGCGCCCGGCTCTGTACGTCAATCCAGCTTTCGCTGCGGTTCGGGGCCTCCAGGCCTCCGTGGGTCTTGAGCAGCTCGGAGGGAGTGCTCAGCCTCTCGGCGATGTCGCAGTCATAGATCAGGGAGCAGCCGCCCTCGCTGAACTCTCGCCAGCTCCTGGCACCGTTGAGCATGGCCTTCTCAAGGAGGCGGGGATTGCAGAGGTCATCCGCATCGACCCATCCGCACTCGACTGCTTCGCGCAGCTCATGTAGCAGATCATACGCATATTCCTTGACGCCGCGGTCCCAGGCGGAGCGGGCCTCGTCAAGAGCAATAATGCGCTCGATAACATCGAAGGTCTGAACATCGTTAAAATCGAAGGTGGTGGTGTTTTTCATTGTGTGGTTCCTTTCCGGCCTGTCGGCCTGTCGTGTTGTGGTGTGTTTCGCTTGGGATGGCTATACCATAGCATACGTATGACGTAATTGCAAGCATGAATTTTACGTCATTCGTAATTTTGTGAGACCTGCACAATTTCGAGCTGCTGCTTTTGTGCAATCTGTGGAGGGTATCAACAGCCGGTCAAGATCGGCCCCGGGGCCGGTATCCATATCAGGATATGATATCCGGTAACCGGATATGATATGGAATTCTGTATATAGAAATTCTAATATAGTATTATATCCAGTAACTGGATATAGTATCTCATTCTGGATATAGAACCATACTGCATACTATGCTCCACCCTATACCATATCCCCATTCCTTTACAGCATATCCTACCCCCCCATCACAGTCATATATAATATCTGGATATTCTATATCCATACAGGGAGACCGGCACCAGGACCAGGGGAGAACAGCTTCACCAGGGCAGCAGGACCAGGTCCAGACCAGGGGACCAGGGCCTGATCAGCAGGACCAGGGGCAACAGTCAATAATCAGATAGGAAGGCGGTAAACCATACGATTCTATTGACGGTTTGACCTCGAGCTTCGCACAATCTTTATTATGCGAAACTGGAGTACTGCATACTGCGGACAGATCGGAGGGAGTGTCCGTGATCTACGGAATGAATCCATCTGAAGAGGGGGAGAGGGTTTTGCTGTCGGCAAAAAGTATGGTTTCGGTTCCCCTCCTGGCAGCAGCAGAAGATTTTGGTATGGGGCACCACGACCCCCCAGGAAAAAAGGTACGGGGTTCTTCTGATAGGTATATACATAGAATTTTCACAGCCATAAGACCCCTCAATCTTTTGGGGGTACCCAAAAAACACCGGGCCCCTCTTGGTAAAGGGTGGTCGTGAAAAAATACCAAAGAGAACAGAGCAGATATGTGATTGGTTGACATAACATACTGAGAGATGGTATATATACGATGAACCATTAAGTTTTGGCATACATCGTATGCATCTGCAGTAAAACTGAACAGGTTTGAAAGAGACCGGCCCGTGAGCCGGGAGGGTGCAACTCCCTAAACCAAGGGTTATTGTCACCCGCTCGCCAGCGGATGATGATGGCCCTTTTCTCTTTCTTGATGGTTTACATAACAATGGCATAGAAAAGCAAAGTTATGTTAACTTACGAATCAACGGCGCAGACCAGCGCCTTTGAAATACAACGACACTGAACCGCCGACCATAGCGGGGAAGGGAGTACTGAGATGGAAGACAACACCACCGTGCAGACGGCAGCGGAAGAATCGGTCGAGACGTCGAGCGCATTTGACGAAGGCTGGGACGAAGTCTTTGACGTGAGCGTAGCTGACGACGGTCAGGACACTTATGACGAGGGATCGGAAGAGCCGGAGACTGCTGACGAAAGCGAGGACGAGGGAGCGGATGCAGACCAGCAGGGCGCAACCGAAGACGAAGGTGGAGAGACTGACGACTCGGAGAGCGAGGGCTCGGGAGACGAAGTAACTCCGGACCAGGGGGAATTTGTACTCAAGTATCTCGGCGAAGAGAGATCAGTCGGAAGGGACGAAGTAGTCACGCTTGCCCAGAAGGGCATGGACTACGACCGGATTCGCGAGAAGTGGGACAGCGTAAAAGACAGCCTTGAGATGTACCAGGCTGAACACGCATTCCTGCAGGAACTCGCGGAAGCCAGAGGTGGCGACATCAACGGGCTCATGGACGAGACCCGGACCCGGACGTTTATAGCGAGAGCGGAAGCGAAGGGCGAGAGCCTGACGCCGGCGGAAGCTGCGGCGATGGCTGTCCGTGCGCGGATGGAAGGCAATGGCACGGCCATTGATCCTGAAGAGGCGCGGAAGGAGCGCAGCCAGCGAGAAGTCGACCGGTTCCTGAAGGAGTATCCGGACGTACGCGCAGAAGACGTACCGCCTGAAGTCTGGGAGCAAGTCAACGCCAACGACGGAGACCTTGTCGGCACCTATAGGGCATATGAAAACCGTCAGCTCAAAGCCGAACTGAAGAAACTCCAGAAGGACTTTGAGGATGCAAAACAGCAGACAAAAAATAAGGCGCGTTCCACCGGCAGTACCAAATCGGTCGGCTCTGCTGCGACCATTGATCCATTTGATTCAGGATGGGACGAGGCCTACTAAAGTGAGGTAATTAACATGGCAGTTGGCCACAATTTTGAATCCAAAGCTGCGAAGAAGCTCGTTGAGGCTTTTTCGCTTGAGTCCCTCACCGAGGGAATTTTCACCAACCAGTATGACTGGGATGGAGTAGACACCATTCGTCTGCGCTCCGTCATGAGCTATCCCCTGAGCCAGTACAACTGGCAGGACGTCACCGGAGCCTCCCGCTTCGGTCCGCTGGTCGAAGTTGAAGACGACTTCCAGTCCCTGACGATTGATCAGGACTATTCCTACAACCTTGCAATCGACAAGCGCAACAACACCAGCACTCTCCAGGAGAAGGCCGCTGGCACCATCGCCTCCCGCGAGATTCGTGAGCAGCTGATCCCCCAGGTTGACAAGTATCGTCTGTCTGCCATCGCTTCCGGCCACGGCGTGACCGGCTTCGGCACCACCGGCGGCGGTATCATCAAGGCCAATGTTGCCCTGACCAAGAGCAATGTTCTGGAGACCCTCTTCAATAATGGCGCTGAGATGTCCAACGTCCTGGTCCCCAGAAAGAACCGCGTCCTGTTCATTAAAGAAAGCGAGGCCATTAAGGTCAAGCTCGCCGACCAGATCGTCGGTACCGGCACCACTGTTCAGCAGATGGCTGGCCAGATCATCAAGAGCGGTGAGATGGGCACCATCAACGGCATGCACATCGTGAGCGTACCCGACAGCTACATGCCTGCTCACGTCCTGTACATGATCGTGCTCAAAGATGCGGTCGTGGCTCCGACCAAGATCAGGACCATGCGTATCCTGACCAACCATCCCGACGTAGACGGCGCGGTTGCCCAGGGCAGATTCCTGTATGATTGCTTTGTTCTCGCCAAACGCGCCAACGGCGTGCTTGTTGCGAAGGACAACTAATCGCAGCGACAGACTACTCGCGGACCCTCCGGGACCGGACAGGAGTGGACGAACTGTCGAATGATTATGTGATTGGGTTGACCGCACACTTGGCGGACCAGGGAGAATCCTTACAGTAGGACAATAGGTTATGAGGGCCTCGGACATCGGGGCCCTTTTTCACAAACGATTCGGAAGTGCGAGAGCGCACGGAGCTATGGAGACGAATGAGTGAATATCTGATCGGCGTCATCATCGGCGCTGTAGTGAGCCTCATCACGGTCCTCATCAACAACTGGCAGCAGTCGAAGAAGCGTGCTGTTGAGGAAGCGGTGAAGGATGCGAAGCTGGATGCGAGGCTCTGCAATATCGAGGCGAAACTCGACATACACAACGGCTATGCCGAAAAACTGGGAGACATCCAGAAAGACATGGCCGAGATGCGAACAGATGTGGCGGTTATGAAAGCCAACATCGACAACCTCAAGAAAACGGGGGAGTGAGTATGATGACGAAAGAGTTTTGGAAAGCGGCACTGATCCGCGCAGTGCGGACGATTGCACAGACGGCTGTTGCGACTATTGGAACGACCGCCGCAATGCAGGACGTGAACTGGATTATGGTAGGCTCTACGTCTCTGCTGGCTGGCATCCTTTCGATCCTGACCAGCATTGCGACGGGTCTGCCGGAAGTATAAGGCAGAGAGAACGGGGAGCTTAACGCTCCCTGTTCCCGCACCAAGATCTGTGTCCAAATATCGGAGCAAGTTTCTTTTCAGCCCTCTCCGAGGCACACAGTTACAACCGCCAATTAAAACCAGCTTTACTTAGAGGCGGTAACGGAATTCTAAGTAAAGAAAACAGGCAATTATTTAAATTACGGGGGTGATAGCCCTGTCTTATCAGCAAACGATATACAACATCTGCCGCCAGAACGGCATGACCGAGGCGGCGGCACTGGCGACCGTGGGGAACTTCCAGTGCGAATCGAACTGCGAGCCCTTCCGCCTGGAGGGGGACTTCTCTCCGTACAAGACGGCGAGCAAAGCGTATGTAAAGGGCGTGACCAACGGCACGATCTCCAGACAGCAGTTTGCCCATGATGCCAAGGGCTTCGGGTTGTACCAGCTCACGTTCTGGTCAAGGAAGGCTGAGTACTACGACTACTGGAAGGCAAGCGGCGGAGCTCTGGACAGTGCGGAGCTTCAGACAAAGTTTGCCATCAAAGAGATGAAGCGGGACTTCTCCAAGCTATGGGAATTCCTGAAGGAGACCAACGATATCTTCACGGCCTGCTCCAGAATCTGCCGGGAGTTTGAACGGCCTGCCGTCAACAACATTGATGCGAGGTTCTCGGCGGCGAAGAGATACCAGAGCGAACTGGATTTGAATGCTTGGCAGAACGGAACTCCGGCGGAGGCGGTAGAACCGCAGGATGACGGAGGAGAGAGCGTGTATCCTGCTCCGGCGCTGGATGACAGACTGAAGCTAAGAGTCACGGACGAACACTGTGCCGGATGGCCGGAAGCCTATCTGGTGCAGGCGATCCTCATCCGCAGAGGCTACGATATCCATGTGGTGGACGGCGTCTGGGGCGATGAGGAGATTGAAGAAATCAAACTGTTCCAGAGAAACCACGGTCTGGATGCTGACGGCATCGTCGGCCCGAAGACGTGGGCGGAACTGCTGAAGAGGGAATGAACTATGGGATTTGCAAGTAAGGTCGAAATCGATGGGAGTACGCACTCTCTTGCGTCTTCGCTATACGGCATTTGCACAACGTCAAGCGGGACACCGAGCAAGATTGTCACGTGCCCGGATTTTGACACGCTGATAATCGGCACAACGATTGCCGTTAAGTTTGTATATACGAATACCGCTGCGAACCCGACGATGAATGTGAACGGCTTGGGCGCATTGCCAATCTACACGGATGGTACGAATGCTCCCGGCGTTACTCCGCAGGACAGCTGGGCGGCGAACAGCGTTGTGACCTTCACTTATGACGGCTCGGCTTGGCTGATGACTGATTCGATGGGGACTGCGCTCAATGCGCTGAGAGCCCAGATGCTGAACATGATTTACCCGGTCGGGAGCATCTATATGTCGGCAAACGAGACAGACCCCGGGACTCTGTTTGGCGGCACGTGGGCAAGAATCAAGGATAAGTTCCTGCTGTCATCCGGCGACACTTATGCCGCAGGAGCTGAGGGCGGATCGGCGACAAAGGATCTGCAACACGCTCACACGACTCAGGGGCATACGCTGACGATCAATGAGATCCCTTCACACTCGCACAGAATGGGAGCCAACACTGTTGTTTGGAAGACAAACGGCAGAATTGGCGATATCTGGCAAGTAACCGGAAGCAAAGAGTTCGACACTAACGACCAAAAAGGTGAGAACACCTTAAACACAGGCGGCGGTGGGAGCCACAGCCATGGCAACACCGGGAACGCAGGCAGCACGGCGCAGGATATCATGCCACCGTATCTGGCAGTTTACGTTTGGCAGAGAACGGAATAAGAGGGTGACAGCATGGCGACTATCACCGCAAGAACAAACGACAAGGTATTCCCCACACAGAAATGGTACGGCCTGAACGAGCACCCGGACGGCGACACGAGGCTGAAGCTGGGCGAGGCGTCGGAGATGGTGAACTGGAAGATCACCCGGGACGGGAACCTGAAAAGACGGCCCGGCACCGAGGAAGTTGTCGTCTTCCCGAAGGACTACAGGCTGAAGGTGGCGGATGAGGTCTCGACGCTCAGCTTTGACACGGACATCACCATAGAGTACTACCGGTATGCCGAGCTGGACTATCAG